TGCTTAAATATTTTATTGTTGACTTTTGAGGCAGGAACATTAAAGGTCTTAGAAAAGTCTGTAAACACCTTCTCTATGTCCATGACGTTTTGAATCGTTTGTGTAAGGGTCACAGATTCGTCATCAAATAAATCTACTTCTTCACCTTCTATAAAAAGCTGTAGGTTAAGCATTAGCGTACATTGTTTATAGCGTTGAAGGCAAAGTCAAAATCAACTTTATAATTTGCCAGTCTGTCGTTCACGCTTGTTTTAAATGTTAGTGATTTTGTTTTAGGGATAACTGGTAGTGTCTGTGATCCGTATCTTATCCAAACCTGCTCAGAGAGAAACAGTTCCTCTATTGACGTGTTACTATCTTCGTTTATAAATCCAGTATTTAAGCTGATCGACTTTTTAGCGTTGGTGTTGTATCGTTCCTCTTGACCTTTATAGACAGGATAGGTTACTGTGCTGCTAGATATTGTGTTCTTCTTATAGGTTTCATCTGTAACTGACATACTCTCGACTGACTTTTTAAAGAAGTACAGGTCTTGATATGCTCCATGTTTGTTTACAAAGGTGATTTTAAAAGGAGTAAACTTTGGCTCACAGACGTTGTTTACATTTACTGTTTTTAAAAGGGTAGCATCATCAGTTCCATAGACCTGAATCGTGCTGCTATTTGCTGGGATTGTGATGTACTGTATTTTTTGATTGGTGTTTCCGTTGTCTGTAACTTGAGTGTCAACGCTGTCAATGGTAACCTTGCCAACTCCCTCTGCAAAGACTGGAATTTTACCAGCTACATTTTCAGGTAGATAGATTGTGTTAGCTGTCATTAGTGCATGACTTGACAAAGCAGGGTTTACTTCATCTTCAAAGAAACCATATCCATCAAAAGCCAAATAGGTGTTAGTTATAGGGCTGCCATAGGTAAACACTACATCGTTTTCATCAATAGCTGTTCCAACTGTAGTCACCCAAACTGCTCGTGAGAGATAGTCATTGTTGAATGTCAAGGTTAAGTAATCTCTGACTAACTCTGCAATTTCAAAAACTACATTTGTGTCAGTTCCTACTACTGCTTTTTGGATCGTGTATTTTAAGTCAGCATCTGTGTAAGAACCTGAAGTTCCTTCATAGATGTATATCTGTAGATCAATAGATTTTAAGCTCATTATGCAAGTCTTGTAAAGGTTTTATTAATTAAATGCACACTCCACACCTCTGAGATCATAGAAGATCGTTCAACCTTAATCCAGTAATCTGTTCCGCCTTGCACATTGTGTATGTCGCTAATTCTAGCATCTTCAGGATAGTAATTAGTCTTAGCTATTCTCGCATAAAAACCACCTGTCGGATTCATGGTGTTGTGAAATATTCTAAAATCAGCAACTGGGCCATTAGGCTGCAATGATATGAATGATCCTACTAGAGTTAGTGGATTATCAAACTCTAGATAGATAGCACCATTGGTGTTTACTAACCTATTATTTTGACTAGCTAATCTAGGTTCTAAGGCTCTGAAACCACTTAATCCGCTATCTGAGAATCCAGTATAAGTTTGATAATCTTGAGTTGTTAAAAAATAAAAGATTGGTGAGTTTCCTCTCGGTGCGTACATTCCTAAAGTAGATGTCCATTTTATATTTCCAGTAGGTGGCAAAGGTGCTGGCTGTGTAAGGGTGATAGTACAGCTAATGTCTGAGCCACCACTATTAGAGTAGCCACTAGATGGAGGTGTGATAGTATAGGTGACATCTCTAGGGGTGTCGCTTGTAATACTACCATTAAAGTTCAAAGGACTAAACCCTGAAATTGTTCCTACATTTGCTGTTCCTTTGACAATCGTTCCATTAGTGTAAACAGCTTGATTAGTTAGGCCTGCCACTCCACAGGTAAACTCAGGCAATGCAACTGATGACTGTGTAAATGTTTTAGAGCAGTCAATTGTTGATCCTCCATTAGTGTAACCAACACCTGTTGGTATTGTAATCTCAAAAAACAGGGTCACCTCTCTTGAGCTTCCTGTACTGTTTGCTGAGTGGCTTGTAATAGGTGAACCTCCGTCAGTTAATTTTATGTCTCCTACAGTTCCATTTGCTGTAGGCTTTACGATAGTTCCATCATTTGCAATGCTACCTCCTACAAACCTTGCATCATTACAGGTGTATGTTATGGCTGAGGAAACTGTAACGCTAATTGACTGGGTTGCATTACAGGTCAAAGGGTTGTCATCTATGGCCTCAACAAAAATAGTAACTGTGCCTGTCTGATTTAAAGAGTTTAAAGTAAGAGTATTACCATCTATAGAAGTAACTACTTTAGAGGTGTTTGTGTTTGTCACCTTGTATCTAGAAATCGGATCAGCTCCTGCTGTAAAATAACTTGCTAGGTCTATAGTTGCAGAGTTGCCTCCACTATCTAAAGATTGAGCTGGGATAGTTCCGTTAGTAGTAACACCCCCTGTACAAGTAAACACAGGTTGAGTTGCTGATAGCGTACAGTCAAATGTGTTTAGATTTGCATTGCTAAAATTATCAGGAATAGTTAAAGTAAAAACGATATCTCTAGAAGTAGATACACTGACTGTGTTAAATTTACCATTGGCAAAATCAGAATCAGAGCAAGTATAACTCACGATGTCACCATAGTCAAATCGTGGCAATGTTACATTTCCAAACTGATCA